CTTCGCCGGCACTGGCGACGCAGGATTAGTGCTGCCCGATAATCTGCCGAATATTTCTTCGTCAGAAACATCTGGGTTTTCGGCTTCAGGTGGTGCACCCGGTTCATATGCATATTCAAATCTATTCGCCTCGAGAAACCAACCATAATGTCTGCCGAGGAAATCACCAGCAGCATTCTTACGATCGTAACGCTGTGTGACTTCAAATACTTCGGCGGTTCTTTGGCCCTTACGACCACACCCCGTATTAACTACTACAAACACATCTCCTGTTTTTGGTTCATCATTAGGGAAGTATGTATCCCAAACATCAAATGGAATGGCGACGCTCACTTCCGCCGATGTCTTTATACCGAACTTGCTCAATACATTACTGTTCTTGGTTATTTCGACATACGCTCTGAAGGTAGTATCGTCACCAAATCCAGCCATCAAATCCTCCCCGAACAGAGTGTTCATTTGTTCTAGTTCAAGTTTATAAGGATAATACCGAATCATCACACCATATAGGTTTATGATATCTTTCAACCAACTGCCATATGTCAATTGATCATTGGTTGGTTGGGATGCACACGATGGAATATACGAATAAGGAGTGTCTGAATCGTTTGGATTAAATGAAAAGGGCTCGTCTTGAGGATTGAAAGTAAAGGCCATCGGTAAATATATTTATCACAGAATGCGCGACTATACTTACAATTTTGAAATAGAGGATTTGATTGTTCAATTTATTGACGCATTTAATGACGTTATTATTAAGCGCTATAATAAAGACAGAGTCGCACAAGATCATATACATGCCAATTTTGTATATTCTCCCAAAAAGAGAATGATCTATGACATTTTAAACAAAAATCCAAATCCAGTGAATATGCCGACAATTGCGGTGTATATTAAAAGCATTTCGAGAGATTCGACAAGGGTTGAAAATAAAATAGATAAAAGTTTTTACGTTAACGATTCGGGTACATACAAACAAAGAAGGCAACCAGTACCTGTGAATGTTCAGATGGGGATGTCTGTAATCACAAAGAGCACTCAAGACATGCTTCAATTGATGAGTAACTGGGTTCCGTATACAGATCCATATATCTACATCGATGTTGTAGACCCAAGTACAAAACAAACATTAAGAACAAAGGTTACATGGACCGGAGAAATCTCGATTAACCAAGAACTGGACGTTCCAGACAATTCAACATTTCGGACTGGATTCGACACTTCATTTACAATTGAGGGCTATTTATTTAAAGCACCTATAGGAGATGAAGGGCATATTTGTAAGGTGGTTACAAATATGATATCTGTTACATCGATGAACAATTGCTTCCTCGATATCCAATCATTTGAAAAATCAATCAACGCGACAGAAGACAACAAGATTACATTCTCTATTAAGGGTGTACCTAAACTTAGATGCTTGTCACCATTTGCAATGAACCTTGGGTTAACCAAGTATAATTTCCAAATCACAGGACAAAACTTAGACTTTACATCAAATCTATACATAAGTGCAACACCGGGGATGTTCCCCACATCTGCATACAATTATTACAATCTATTTCCAGATACTAGTGCAACCTCTGCAATTAACGTATGCTCTGAGAACCCGTCAGTAACAACGTCAATTACATCAAGCGAATGCCCACCGTTCTACGCAATTCCTATATCAGCATATACGATCAATTCAGTAGGCAATACAATTGATTTTACACTGCCGTATATACCAGACACAGAAGGCATATTCGATATAATAGCAACATCGAAATGTGGTTGCTCTAGGCTATCCATTGATAGCGTTCTTGAAACGTATAATCCATATCCATCAGGCACAAATGATTATGAAAATTATATCCCATATCAACCACCATATGCACAAACAGAATATGGTGGTGCTGTAATCTTTAATGTCAATTGCGACGATTTAGCAGGAAGAGTAATTGCATTGGAGGCACTAACTGCGGGGTACACATCTACTCAAAACACAGTAACAGCAAACAGTGCGAATTGGAATGCAACATATAGTATAATATCAGCAAATAGTGCTAGTTGGAATAATGCATATGCATTGTCATTAGCAAATTCGGCTACATTGATACAGATATCCGCATATACCTTAACAAGCACAAATACACCAAATGCAGCATTAGCCCAGCTTAGTGCAGATGTAATTTCTCTATCCGCGTCTCTCGGTGCCTTAGAATATCATCATTATAATTCCACATATAGCGTTCTTGGTGATTTTATAACATACGAATATAGCACAGCCAATGTCAGCAGAGGCGATACAGTTAAGCTCGCAAACGGTCGTATATTTTTATTAACAACCAGTAGTGGTACACTGTCTGCAGATTATCTTGAGATAAATCCATATCCAATACAACCAATATACATCACAAATATATCAAATTATGGCACTGTAAATGCGTTTAATCTGTCATCATTCAATACAGCCAAATATACAATGCAAGTAGATGACCTCGCACTGAGCGCATCACAATACTCAGAACTCGTAGTTATAGCATCAAACACAGATTCATCAATATTAGAGTATGCATTAACTTACACATCAGGATCTCCGTTAGTTGAATATGGCGTTTACTCCAACGGAGTGACAGTGACATTGTCAGCATATTCAGCATCAGGATCGATGACGAATAAAACATTCAAAGGAACACGCACTAATTTCTTTAAGAGATGACACTATTTTTAACACGAAGAGTTTCTGCGCTAGAGGCGCTGACTGCGGCATATACTAGCACACAGACTGTAGTATATACCAATAGTGCATCGTGGCAAAATTCGTTCACAATATTATCAAGCAATAGTGCATCATGGTTGCTCACTGACCAAATAAACGCTTCTATTGGATCCTTTATAACTTCGATCACCGCAGTATCAGCAAGCATTCTCAATCTATCCTTATTAGTGTCAAGCATAAGTGCTGATATCACCGATACGCCCTTTGATAATTTTAACTCCAATTATAATACTCTTACTGGTTTCATAACATATGAATTAGGTTCTGTGAATATTCATAAGGGGGATACGGTGTATCTCAAAAATGGTAAAATATTCATGTTCGCCACTGGCAATGGTGCATCAGTAAACGACTATATCAATATAAACGACAATGTAGCTGATGTCATTTATGCCAAAAATTTAAGTGCAGGGGATGTATTAGATGCATTTGCACTATCGTCTATCGGTGCTATAAAATATGAAATCGAAGTTAAAGACTTGTCTACCAACGATTTATATTTTTCATCACTAATTGTGCATCCATCAAATACTGCTGTCGATTTAATTGAATATTCGATTGTGTATACATCAACTCCATTTATTTCATATGATGCTGTTATTTCATCCGCCGCAGTCATATTAAAAGCATCAACCACACAGAATGTTCTTTCGACAAAAGAATTTAAAGGCATTAGACTAAAACATTATGTATAATGATCCGGTATGTATAAGTAGCTTTTAATAAAAAAATGGCTGGATATGACAAAGCATTTATCGTAAGAAACTATTTTAACGCGCTGAGCGGGGCGTTCTTTGGAAATACAATATCTGGTGTTTCTATTAGCACGTCGGGTAAAATATTATCAGCGGGCGTTGATTTGTCACTGATATTTGCATCACAAAATAACACAGCAAGTTGGAATGCTGCGTACACTACACTAACAGCCAATAGTGCTAGTTGGAATAATACTACGGTTACAGTTATAGCCAATAGTGCTAGTTGGAATGCTGCTTACACTACATTAACAGTAAACAGTGGAAATTGGAATAACACTACAAATGTTGTTAATGCAAATAGTGCCAGCTGGAATTCTACTACCAGCACCGTGAATGCGAATAGCTCCAACTGGAACACTTCGTATACAATACTGACAGCAAATAGTGCCAGCTGGAATTCTACAACCAGCACAGTGAATACTAATAGTGCCAACTGGGGATCTTCGTATACAATACTGACATCAAATAGTGCCAGTTGGAATAACACTACAAATGTTGTTAATGCAAATAGTGCCAGCTGGAATTCTACTACCAGCACAGTGAATACTAATAGTGCCAACTGGGACACTTCGTATACTACCATAACAGCAAACAGCGCATCATGGGGATCTGGCAGTGGCAACACATCCGTCAACGCCGCAGTTACGTCTAATAGTGCTAATTGGAATACTTCATATACTACTCTGACTGCAAACAGTGCCAATTGGAATTCTACATATGCTACAGTAACAGCCAATAGTGCCTCATGGGGATCTGGCAGTGGTAATGCTGCAGTTAACGCGGCAGTAACGACGAACAGTGCTAATTGGAATACTTCATATACTACTCTGACTGCAAACAGCTCATCGTGGTTCCCAGCAGGAACAGGAACAGAAATTCAATTTAAAAATGGAAATGTTTTTGGAGCAGTATCAGGTTCATCCGTATTAGGCACTTCTATAACAGCAATTGGTGGTTTGACTTTGCAAACGACAGTAACTGCAGTCTATGGTACATTTATTACTCTACGGACACTAACACCGGCAACGTCGGCTGTTCAATATACATCACCAGCATTAAGATTTACAACGACTGGGTGGAATACTACCGTTTCGGGTGTTTCTGCAGTTTCGGCGAGCAGACCAGTGGACGCAGAGCTTTTTCTGCAGAGTAACTCGGCCCCAGGCGAACCTGACTCAACTGCTATTTTCCGTTTTCGTACAAATTCAGGCGCGTGGACCAACCTACTATCTATCAGACACAGCACAACCAATGGGCATTTGATAAATATCGGTGGCGTGCAGATATCGCAAAATAACGGCAGCACCTTTGTAAACACTTTGGATGTCGGGGGCAACATATTACACAATGCAAACGGTCTCACAATTAGAAACGACTATGCGTTAAGATGGTCGTCGACGACCCAAGTGCATGGGGCGGCAGATCTATTCTTACGCCGCAGATCAGCGCATAATTTATGCTTAGGAACTACCGATACGTCTGCCATAAACCCTCAAACAATTTCGGTCCAATCTGTTGCAGCAGGAACGACTAACAGTCCAGGTTCAGCATTTACTATTGACGGTTCGCAAGGAACCGGGACGGGTGCTGGAGGTGACATCATTTTCCGGGTAGCACCTGGGGGGGTTTCCTCTGCTGCTCAAAACCCTTTAACAGAAGTTTTTAGAATCAAAGCAGGCACTAGCGGACCCCCACAAATAGCTTTCTACGGGACTAATCCTAACGGGTTTTTCTACACGCCAGGAGCTACTATACTAGCTTACCGTGGTTCGCAGTTTAGAATTGAAGGATCAAACGCGATAGATTCTACTGCACTCTTTGTAATGGGAAATACTGCCCGTGTTCAAATGCGGCCTAGATCCCTGGACAACTTGTGCCTTGGTCCAGTGGATGCCGCATCTCCGTTTCCGCAAACAATTTCCACACAAAGTGCAACAAGTTCTGCAAATGCCGCAGGCTCATTATTCTCAATTGATGGTTCTCAAAGCACTGGAAATGCACTAGGAGGAGATATCAGATTCCGTACCACAAATGCAAGCACTGTTCCAAGTAATAGTGCTACACAAAATGTATTGAATGAAGTATTCCGTATCAAATCCACAGGGGCGATTAATCTTAACCCTTTAGCCGTTGAACCATCTCTTCCTTCGTCGGGAGATGTGTATTTTGATTCTGCTCAAACTACTTTAAAGTTCTATGACGGATTTGCATGGATAGATCTTAAGAGTGCTAATACAATATTAATTGCGAACAGTGCCAATTGGAATTCTACATATGCTACAGTAACAGCCAATAGTGCCTCATGGGGATCAGGCCGCGGCAATGCAGCAGTCAATGCAGCAGTGACAGCGAATAGTGCTAATTGGAATACTTCATATACTACTCTGACTGCAAACAGTGCTAATTGGAATTCGACATATGCTACAGTAACGGCAAACAGCGCATCGTGGGGATCTGGCAGTGGTAATGCTGCAGTTGATGCTGTAGTTATTGCGAATAGTGCTAATTGGAATACTTCATATACAACATTAACAGCCAATAGTGCTAACTGGAATTCTACGTATGCTACAGTAACTGCGAATAGCGGAAATTATATTTTAAATGGAGGCAATGACACAAATTCTTCATTGACACTAGGAACTAATTCAAATTTCGATTTAGATTTTAAAACAAATAACGTAACTGGAATGAAGTTTTCTAGGTTTGGTCAATTAGGAATTGGAACAACTACTCCGGTTGGAAAATTACATATTAATGATACCATTCACGCAGGATCGAGTGGATTATCTGATCCTGCATTAAATATCACTCAAACATGGAATACTTCTGGAACACCAGTGTCATTTAGTTTAAATGTTACAGATTTATCAAGTAATGCAAACTCTTCTTTACTTAACTTATCAATAGGTGGCGCATCTCTTTTTAGAATTGCAAAATCTGGAAATATAATTATTCCCGCAAATGCTAGATTAACAGATAATACAAATAGTTTTGTAGTGAGAGACACTACGAGATCTAGTGCCGCAGTGCTGTCTTCTATGCAAGGCATGAAATTTATATATGGAAGTAGTCTACAGCATGTGGCAGAATTTATTAATAATGGTTGGCTCAACCTTCCTACTAGATTAGTTATAACTAATCCTAATGCTGGGGCGGATTTGATTTCAGGTCCGCGTTGGACATTAGCAGGAAATGGAGGCTCTGGTGAATTCGTCGTATTTGACCAAAGTGGCAATCCAGGTCATTTATGTCTTGGAAATAACAATAAACTGATGTGGGACGCAAATAATGCATTTGGTGTTAGAAATGGAACGAATGCACAAACATTTTCAATTTACAGAACATTTACAAATTCTACAACATATGAAAGATTAGTGTTCAAATCTTCCGCAGGTAATAATATCATTGGAGCAGAAACTTCTCCGGGAAGCGCAACTTGGAGAAATATTGAATTTCAAACTCTGACCGCAACGAGAATGTCTATTAAAACTAATGGTTCAGTTAATTTCGCAGGTATATCAACCGATCCGACTGTAAATTCCGCAGGAGATGTTTATTATAATTCAACTTTTAATTCATTAAAATTATTCGATGGTACTGCTTTTGTTCCAGTAAACACGACTAGAACAATTGCAACTTTTACCGCATTGGAAAATCATCCAGTTTCTGCAAATTTCGCAACATTGAATACACGAAATTTTGATAACGTAGGAGTTCTACAATTTGCAGCAGGAAGTCCAATCAGAGAAGCAAGATTTATTAGTGTAATTCCTGATAATGCAGTTTTAGCAAATGGATTACTAATTAGAACGCAATTCTCTACAATTACCGCAACATCTGGTTCATGCCGTTGGGGAGCGCAAATTAAAAAATTATCATCAACTTCATATGCAGCATCTGCGGGAATAGATGTAACTGTTTCTGGAACTGCTAATCAAACAACTATGACAGGAACAATCACATTGCCATCAATTGATAGTTTAGCTCCGGGAGATGCATATGCATTAAGAATA